TGCTGTTGGGGCAACCGAAGCGCCACCTGTAGCTGTCGTGCTACCTGTAGCACCAGCAGCACCTTCACTACCATAGTATCCATATGCTGCAAGACCTACAGTGATCCATCCACCGGGAATGCTTTCATTTACAAAGTCATCAAGCTGAGCACCAACGCTTGATATAGTATCAATAACTTCTTGCCCAGCCTTGCCGATGCCGCTGACAACGTCTTCAACAGCACCGCCAACACCGCTGACAACGTCTTCAACAGCACCGCCAACGTTGCTAATTACTTTACCAACACCACCTAAAACACTATTTACAAATCCACCCATTATCTACTCCAAGAATAAATATAAGCAATGTTTCCATCATTTAAAACAATCTGCTCTTCTTTTTTCCAATGTGTAACTAAACCAAACTTAGCTAGTTTTTTATCGCTCTCATTAACAAGCGCCTTAACTGGAAGCATTACACTCTTACTTATAGTTTCTAAATCGTTTATAAACGACTTCTTTATTTCTTTTGTCCAACTAAATATATCAGTATGAAACCAAAGAACACCATTAAACAACTCAAGATACATTACATACTTGTCACGCTTGATGACAGGTATCTTGGACGGTATTCTTTTAGCTAGTGCTTCAATCATTGTTTAATAATTACACGCCATGCGTAGTCTGGAATATCCGATGCAACCACTTGATAGTTACGTTGCATAAACGCTTGCTTTAAATCTTCATTCTCTTTTACACCATACACCATAGATGTACCTGCATCACGTAGCTTACCAATCAACACATCTAGTGATGCGTTTAAAGAAGCACCAGTGTCTGTGGTTGCCATCATGACAGCTACAATGCGTGGCATATGCTTATCAATAAAGAACACTGTGTTCTTATCTTGCAACAACAAAGCATTACCAGACTTAAGCAACACTGACATTAGTTTTACAACATCATCAGGCTTATCATAAAACTTTGAAGCATACGCTTTGATGATTGCTGTAGCAGAAGCTTTCTTTACAACACCACCAGCAGCAAAGGCTGGAGCTTTGTCAGCAAGCTTAGTGGCAACAGCAGCATATTGATTTGCTGTGGCAGGTGAAGACATTAAGAACTCACCGAAGTTCTGCATAGGACCATCGAAGCCCATCTTACGAGCTACAATTTCCCTTTGTTGTTCTGTGAAATTATCTTTCATTCTTTAATTGCCTTATACAAATATTCTAGAAACTCTGGATTGTCCTTCAATGCTGCTATCAACCCTGTAGCTACACAATGCACCTGTCTCTCATTCATCTTCAATTGCATCGCATCATCAATACTATGCACCACCTCATGTAGCAAAGTGTCAGCTTCCAAGAAAGGATGCTGCCCACTCTTTATATCAATCTTCAAGTTGTCATAGTCACATTGACCACAAAGCTCTTGCAAGTCTTCTTTGATAACTACTTGATACTTTCTACCTAATATAGTTATAGCTGATGGGAGAGACATATTGTATCACTTTGTTTTATATTCTGTTTCATTCCATAGTCCAATCTTATATTTATTCTCTGGACGGAATATGGTTAGCTTCTGACCACGCATCTCAGGAGCAAATGACAGATGGGTCCAAGATGAGAACTCATGTATCATTTGATCAAACTTAATTCCTGCAGCTTCAATGGCTTTACAAACTGCTAAAGGAGTGCCAAATCCTTTACAAACAAAATCAATTGCCCAGCCATCCATATGGCTAGACACCTTGCTACCACCGACAGCAACGTTAACCTCAGGTAAACGCAGCCATGAATTAACATAGATGGCGTTGCCTAGCAAAGCACGAACCTGCTCCATACCAGCAGCAGCCGTCTTCATGTTCTCTAGTTGCTGTGCGTCTGGCTGGTTGCTGATGCCGAGCCTTGTGGCGGTATCAGAGTGCGTTGCCTCCTCAAGACTGAAGTGTTCACTTAGTTGCATCGTCTTCTCCCACAATGGCTTTTGCAATGGCAGTTGATGCCTTGCGTCCTGAGATACCGCCCATAGTGCCGACACCCATAAACGCAATGGCTTTCAAGATTTCCAAGAATACAGAGTCGATTGGTGCGAGTTCAGCGTCTTGCTTCTCAAACCCGATCAGGTACAAGACACCAAACGCAATACCTAAGACCATTACGGTGATCGACTTGACGACGAATGCCCAGACTTGGACTTCGACCTCTTCCACACTTGGCTTCGGACGAATCACTTTAGCCAGTATTAGTTGCTTTAAGAATTCAATCATTTAACACCTTTCATCATCTCTTCAGTTTTTGCCTTACTACCAGCAGAACTACCACGATGGAAGTTCACCACCGTACCCGTCAGAGTCCACAACGATCCTAAAGCCGTGAAAGCCATCGACTTGTTTTGCTCTGGTACGCCAACAATAAACACCACAAAGGTCATTGTGAGAGCACCAGCAATGATTGATGTGTCTATGACATAGGCAATGTTCTTTGCTAACCAAGACGCTGTGGCAGAGTTCTGTATCTCTGAGTTCATCTTCCTTGCGTCGGCAGTATTGGCGGCATCAATCTTCGCCATCTCCAGCTCAAGCTCTGCTATCTTTTCAGCAGCCTTTGGATCGCCAGCAATAGCCTTTGCAACGGCATCAACACTATCAGACACGCCAAACTTACTAGCCAAAGCGGTAACAGCAGAAGCACCCAAAGGACCAGCGACAGCCATTGCCAGCGTGGGTGCGACACCCTTGAGAAGACCGAGTAACTCATTCATTGCTTTGCCTTTCCATTAACCTTAATTGTCGGTTTATTTGTCTCTCTTTTTTCTCCAACCTCACCTCGGCTTTTTGTATCTTGATCCACATACTGATCAAGACTGGCGTGATGATTAAGACAATAGTCAGCATTACGCACACAAGAATCAGAATGCTTCGATAAATGAATTTATCCATACCGCGTATAGCCAAGAAACTACGAGCAGCGTGATAAACAATCCCATGCCAAGCTCAATCTTTTCTTGTCTGAACCTTTCCTGTCTGTATGCCTCTATCTGTCTCCTAATTCTAATTTGTTCCTTGCGTTTTTGTTGTTCTGCTTGAACCTTGGAGTAGATGTTGTTGTAGTTCTCCCAGAGTGGTCCGAGTTGATAAGGCACACTTGCACCTCTCATCATTCCACTCAACTTGACATAGCTCTGGTCTAGTTCGTTTTTGTAAACAGAGAGTTCCAGAATCGTCTCAGGGTCTGGATCAACGCTTGAAAATACTTCTTCATATTTAATTTCCACATACTCGGTTAACTCCTTGTGGTGTCTAAAAAAAGCACCTAAGTGCTTAATGAATTGCTGGACAATCTCGGCTTCATTAGGAATGTGGGTTGTATAGACTTCCTTCTTTTTCGCCACAGGCTTTGCGTCTGTGGCTGCTGGCTTGGACTCGGCTGGCTTTGAGCCACCAAATAATCCGCTAAAGAATCCCCATATCCCTTTGACTTCCTTTGCGATTGCTTGGGCATCATCGGTTGCCTTCTTTATCTTCTGTACAGCGACCTTGCCTTGAGATAAGGCATCGCAGCAGTATGTGATCCCGTCATACGCCAGTTGCATTGCCTTAAAAGCAGCGCCAATGGTGATGGGATCAAACACATCACTTCTTTATGTCTTTATAAATCTGGTACAGCTTGTGGCAGATCATCAAGACCGTGTAGATCAGAGTCGCCCAGATCAATACTTCGCTGACCTGATAGCCAGCGACTGTCGCCAATGACACGCCTACTGGCGGTGCTACCTTGGCAGCGATTACTGAAATGCCTTCAGTTGTGTTCTCTGTGGTCATGCTGATGCTGTCCTTAATGGAGTCAAGTTCTCAGTTGTCCAGTAATCTTTTGCCAACATGATAAGAAGATGGTCTTTATTCCTCTTGAGCGTGTCTGCCCAATCTTCTGCTGTCATGCCTTCTGGCTTTCCAGCGTTGATGAGGTTTACTGAGTCCATGCAAGCAGAGTAGTGCTTTGCAATTTGTTGTGCTTCTGTTAATTCAATCATATTCCCACCTTTGCTTTGAGTGCGGTAATCTCTGTGGCTTGTGCGTCAACAAGAGCCTTGAGGTCTTTGATAGCGTTAATCATGTACCAAGTTAGATTGTCTGAATCTACCGATATAACACCAGTAGATTCTGTTTTTACGCAATCTGAAAATACTTCTTGTATCTCTTGGGCAATGACACCCAACTGAACGCCTTTGTTTGGAATAGCGCAACTTGGGTCAAATTCTGTAATTTCTTCTGGCAAACGATATTCAAAATTACGCACCCGAAGTTGACTTATTTTTTCTAAGCCATCGGTGTTATCAACAATATTCTTTTTAAGTCTGCGGTCAGATACTTGTGACCAAGAACCAGAGTTATTACCTTGGTATACACCACCGCCATTTGGATTAATAAAACCTGTAGTGCTACCTTTACCAGTTGTGTTCAAAGTAGCAATAACCATTTCATAAGTCACTGATGCTGAACTACAAGAAGCATTTACACCAACATACACATTTTGTCCGCCAGTAGTAAGCGTATTTGTGAATGTTCCTGCGCCTACTCCAACCAATACATTGTTATTTCCCGTGGTAATTCCAGAACCACAATTTTGACCTAGAACTGTATTACTTGCACCAGTAGTTAAGTTGTATCCCGCAGATTGACCTAATGCCGCATTATTTGTACCCGATGTGTTTAAATATCCTGCATTACCGCCAATAAATGTGTTGGCAGACGCAGTATTGCTATATCCAGCCTGATAACCTACTGCTGTGCTGTTAGCGCCTGTGGTGTTTGATAAAAGTGCTTGGTCACCAAGTGCTGTATTAAACTGTCCCGTGGTATTTGATTTTAAAGACCACAAACCAAAAGCAGCATTGCTTGTTCCAGTAGTAGTGGCAAGCATAGATTGATACCCAGTTGCGGTATTTCCTGATACTGCATTTGCGTATAGTGATTGATAACCTACTGCTGTGTTGAAAGAAAATGTGGTGTTGGCGTAGAGGGCATCTTTACCAATGGCTGTATTGTTTCCGCCTGTCGTGCTTGCTTGAAGTGCTGATACGCCAACAGCAGTATTGTTGCTCCCAGTAGTATTAGTTTGTAATGCCGCACTTGCTGATTCATTATTTCCACCTACTGCAACATTAGAATCACCAGTAGTATTTGAGTACAAAGCATAAGCACCAACAGCAGTAATGTGTCCAGTTGTGGTAGCCGAACCAGCAACATAACCTATTGCAGTATTACGACCTACTGTTGTGCTAACCGACAAAGCACTACCGCCTATTGCCGTATTATTAGTACCCGTACTATTTAACGCCAAAGCGCCAGCGCCCACAACCGTATTAGTAGCAACAGAGCCACCGCCTTCCCCTACTGTTAGACCATTGATAGATGCGTCAGATGTTGATACAACAAGACCCGTTCCTTTTGGAGTTAGGGTAATACCGATATTTGTATCTCCACCAGTCGCTGATAAGACAGGATTACTACCAGTTGCAGCATTTGCAAGAGTTACTTCATTGACTGCTGATGTTGTTGCAGTTACCTTTAGCAGCTCATTGCCGTTAGTGTCAATGACATCACCAACTATTTTTAGCTTCTTACCGCTACCGATATTAAGACCGACCGATGTTCCAGTACCTGCTGCTGCAAAGAGCGCATCTACCGAGTCCAGATCGGTATTGATCTTTGTTCCCCATGTATCGGTACTAGCCCCGACTTCTGGTTTAGTAAGTAATAGGTTCGTTGTTGTGGTATCTGCCATATTTCACCTTCATGCTGGGACTTGCGTCCATGTTTCTGAATTGTCTGCGATTGCTGTCCAAGTCTCTGCCGTGTCTGCCTCTGCCGTCCAAGTCTCTGCCGTGTCTGGGATAGTGCTCCAGCCAAAGCCAATCATTGTTCCGACCGAGCAGGTTATCTCATTGCCAATTATCTCAACACTTATGCCATTTGTAACGCTGCCAATGGATAGTGTTGAATCGTTACCCGTAACGGCAAAACTTCTATCGTCTAAAGATAGCGTGCCAAGCGATAGGGTTGATGCGTTGCCAGTTAGGGCAATGGTTCTGGATACGCTGACAGAGCCGACATTGCCTGTGGCAATCGTTCCCTCTTCTTGCTCGGAGATATTGACACCAAGCGTTCCAATATTGAGAGTTGACGCATTGCCTGTGAGTGCAGCACCACCCTCTCCAAAGCCCCACGCCCCGTAGCCATATCTGCCAGAGCCATAAGCAGCCATTGTGCTGCCTCCCTACTAAGCGAGTCTGATCAAGCCTGTGCTTGAGTCATTCGTCGGCATGGTTAAGGTAAATGTCCCAGCCGTAATTGTCTGGCTGCCAAAGGTATGGACACTAACTGCCTTGTTTGACTGACTTGAGTTGTAGATCAATACAGCATCAAAGGCAGTTGTCAGGGTGACAGTTGTGTATGCAATCGATGCCGATGGCGTAACAAATGCCGTTGTGCTGGTAGAGCTTGGCGCTGTGCCAAATGTCACCACTACACCGCCAGCCGTGTAATTTGTGCCAGATACCTCGTTAGTTGCAGAATAAGCAGTCGTCGTTGCGTTAACCGTTGCAGATGCCAAGTACAAGGCAGCCTTGAAGGTGTCGGCAGTCGATGCGGTGTGAGCTGGTACGCTGGTAGAAAATGCGTGTACAGCGTTGAGCAAATCAACCTTAAAACTTGTACACATTGCTTGCGTGTTAGCCATGATATTTCCCTTAACTTAAAGATTGAGCGACTGCTTCACCAGTCACATTGCGTTTTAAGGTCATATCGACTGAGCGATGCACAAGCTCGCCTTCTAGCCAATATTCCACCCAGCTTGTCGTCTCGTTGTCGTTGTCGATAGTGCCTTCTCGCTTCTCCAGCAAGGAGACATCCATCTCACCTTTTGTAGTGGTTACTAGCATTTGTTATCCCAAAGTCCTTGCGCGTGCAACTAATACACCGCCAGTTGAAGAGCTGCGATCATCTGCTTGCGTGACCTCTTCAAGACCAGCTCGGTACATCGATGCCCATACAGCAATTCTCGCATCATCTTGCAGATAAGGAGCTGCTTGCATGAGAGCACCATACAAGTAAACATCAGGTGCAGCAGTTAGTAAAAAGTTTGTTGTGTTCGCAGTTGATAACTTACTCAACTTTGCGTAATAAATCAACTCGCCTGTATATGCGGTGTCTGGTTCTGGTAGGTAGCGAAACTGCTCGCCCACCACGGTAAAAAATATAGGTTTACCAGCCGAGCTATAAGTAATCGCCAGAGTGTCCATTGAGTCGATAGTCTCAAACCCCAATGGTGTGACGGGGTTGGTATCAAGTTTGAAAGACTTAACTTCCAAAAAGTCATTGGGTACTGCTGAGTATTCGGTAGTGATCGACGCAGTAGCACGCACGATCATCTGTCTGGTACGCAAGTTTCTCTCGATCTGAGCCTCTGCCAGACTAATGAAGTCAGGGATAGCAGTCGTCAGGTCTGTGCGATTAAGCCAGTCCCCGACCGAGGTCTTCAGTTCAGCATAGGTTGTGAGCGCCATCTTCAGCCTTTTGTGCTTTCTCCAAGTCGCGCATCACCCAAGTGTGATCGTGCTTGAATTCAAATGTCCCGATGTGTCCAATCTCTTTTGAGACATCGTGGTCTATGTATATTTTAAAGCCAGCCGACTGTGCTTTACGGCAGAAGAATATGTCCTCACCAATATAGCCACGCTTATCGGTACGCCAAGGAGTCTCGAACCAAGGCTCAGTTAACGCCTCAAAGACCTTGCGTTTGATAAGCATCACGCCCATACCGATTGAGCCAACTTCCTCGATGCCTTTGGACTCTGGCATTGTGTAGATGAGTTCTCTCTCGCCATTCTCGCCATAGCGCTGTGCAGTTGGACCTGTCGGCATCCTGCGCCTTGCACAGTTCGTTGCCACAATATCTAAGTCATGCACAAGAAGTCTCTCGATCATGTCTTGCGGGAAGGTCATGTCGGAGTCAATAAATAGCACATGGGTGCAGCCCTCTCTCATTGCGTCTAAACACAGATCAGCACGCTGGTTCTGAATGAGTGTGCCTTGCATAATCTTCAAGGACACCGCATCAGTCGTGTTGATCGTGTGATACGCCACCATATTGGTCATGCAAAAAGCATAATTTGCGTGAACCATGTCACGCGCTGGTGTGCATACCGCAATGTAGTTTTGGGTCATACTTGTCCTGATCTTGTTCTGAAGTATTTGTTTTCGGGATCATTTAACCAGCGCTTCATATACGCTTGGTCATCTAGCTTTCCTTCAGCCTTGAGCTGAAAGTAAATAGACATAGGGATGCTGGCAACTTTGTTCCACTCACTCCAGCGAGCACGCTCATCAACCTGTGCGTAATCTTGTTTATTTTCTTCAATGACAGCAGTCACATCTTGCTGTGTCTGAATCGTCGCCTTGTCTGTCTCTTCGTCGTAATGGAAATAACGGGTTATTCCCTGATCCTCGTCTGTGCTAAATAATCTTTTTTCACTCATGTAAAAAAGGGTCTGAGTTGCCCCAGACCCTCTCGTTAGTTCAATTAAGAAGTTACTAAGTCAGCAGCAATACCGTGGGCATTTTCTGCATATACCTTGTGTCCAAACTCAACGATCAGCATACGCTTGTCAGCGTCGCCAGTCTTTGCCAACTCAATTTGTTGGTATGGGCGCAAAGTTACAACACCTGCGTACTCTGGATCAATCACGAAAGCATCACGCTCGCGCTGGAATCTTTGAGCAATAACCGTGACATTACCGAAGTCGCTGACATAAATGTCCGCAGCCCCGATGATTGTTGCAGGACGAGCACCGCCATCGATGTTGAAGCGTGAAGATGCGATACCAGCAAAGCCAGAGACGCGCTGCTTGTTAACAGGACCGACCATCAAGATTTTCGGTGTACCGCCAGCAGTCCAAACTTGTTGAATAACATTCTTCAAGATGGTCTCTGTAAAGGTACGCACATTGCCGTCGGTACGAGAGCTGTTAGGCAGAGTTGTATACGATGGACTAGCACCGTTGGTTTGCATATCCACATTCGTCTTGATAAACGCTTGCAAAGAAGCAGTACCGCGAGCGACTGAAGTGCTACCAGCAGCAGCGATAGCGCCATTAAGCATTGTGAATTCTTGATCACGCTTTAGCTCGCTACTGCGTTTTGCAATTTGGTATGCCAATTCAGATTTTCTACCTGCCTTGTTTACAACTTCTTCAGTAGCAGACAAGACGATTGTCTTGCGACTAATCTGAGCGTAGTTTTGCAGACGCACAGTAGCAGTAACGGCATCGAAAGAAGTCACATCGTCGCCTTCGAGCTGCTTGTTAGCTGCTGCGGTTGCGAGTGTGTCTGTCTGCCATTCAAACAAAGAGTTGCTGATCGACTCCTTGCGAATGTTACTCATGTAAGGAGTCTCTTCGGGAGCGATGTTAGTGATGATGTTGGATAAGTCCTCGCGGATACCCTTCGCATCAAAGGTTGTAAAGGTGTTGGTTACGATTGCCATTTGAGTGTCCTATTTCAAAAGAAGTTCTATTGCGGAGGCAGCGTCATTGACGCGACCTGACTTTGCAAGACGCTGTTTTGCGCGTGTACTTTCAGTTGTTGTAGAGACGCGACCTGCTGCCGAAGGCTTGGCAGGGCGAGGACCGTTGTTGATCACAGGCTTGATCTGTCCACGCTTGGACATCATCTGGTCATAGAGCGCTGCTTTACGCAACGCAACGACAGCTCTGTGGTCATAAACATTCTTGAGTTCATCCTCACTAAATCCGATCTTCTGACCAAATTCAATAAGTAGAGCTTTTTCAGCCTGTGCCTTCTTGGAATCTTTCCATTCGGGTACAGCTTGGATTAGGGCTTCTTGCTGTGTCGCAAGGTGAGCTTGCATCTCCTGTGCTCTTTGTTGCGCTGTTAGCTGGGACAGTCGCTGCTGTTCAGACTGAATAGCTGCGAGTTTGTCTTGCTTCTGGCGCATCACTTCTGACTGTCTCACCCACTCGATTGGATCTTCGTTATAGAGTCGATCCATATCGACAGGTGCTTCAGTTGACTCAAGTTGCTGTTTCAACGCTCCCAATAACTGGGCGTACTGTTCACGCTCGGCACGAATCGCACTAGCCTCTGCATCGACAGCCTTACGGGTCTCTGCAATTTGCTGTGTCTTTCGTGTGTAGTCCTGAGTTCGGGAATATCCTTTTTGAAGTTCGTCTAGCGTGACCTCGACCTCTTTACCGTCAACTTTGACGGTGTAGACCTCGGTTGGCTGTTCTTCTTCTTCGGTTTCTTCACCTTCTTCAGACTGTTCCTCTGCCGTTTCATCACTCAATTCGTCGTCTTGCACATCGAGTTCTTCATCGACAGAGACCGCGACTTCGGAGTTTTCTTCCTCAGTCAAACGCGCCTTGTCAGTTTTCTGCTGTTCTCCGTCTAACGGCAACATCATCTGATCAAGAGCACTAGCTGCATCAGCTACGGTCATAGGGGTATTGGTTATTTCCATTTGCCTACTTCCTTACATCAACGATTTTGTTCACGCTCAATTTGGCGCTGTGCGACTTTTCCGTTGTCCATGATTTTGGAGATCTCGGTTCGGAAGTTGTCAATCGCACGCAGCATATGCCAAGCGTGTTCTCTTTTCGTGGTGTCCTCTGGCTTCGTATCTTTCCAAAGCCAGACGGCATCGTTCTCCATTTTTAGTAATGCAGTTGAGAAAGCCTCGTCAGCGATTAGCGACTCAGCCTTCTTGCCTTTTCTTACATCTTCTTCTTGTTTGCTCACTTAAACCATTCCTTGTGGGTTGATGGGTTGCATTGGTGCTGGCTGGGCTTGCGCCATAGCCTGTTGTACCAACGCGCCTTGCTCTCGAATAACCTCGCGGTTGACATTCTGCTCCGCAACAATTTGCGCGGTATTCAGTTGTGTGTTGTACTTTAACTCAAGTTCCATTTGTTTAAGTAGTCTATCTTGGCTCATTTGATCGCGTCTGAAGTCGTCGTCCATGATCATCTTCTGGCGCTGTAACTCAAGATCAGCAGCCTTTTTCTGGATATCTGCACGAATAGACTCGGCTTGCACCTGCGCCAAAACCTCTTCTGGGCTTGGCTTTGGCGGTGCTTGTGGGGGTTTGTAGCCCTCTGGTATGTCGTTGAAATAGCTCGATGGGTCTTTGATGCCTGACATCTCAACAATCCGCTTCAGCGTGTTGACATACATCTGCGGAGTCACCACCACATTCTCTAAGCCGAACTGAGTCAAGATGGATTCTTGCTTGGCGAGTACCTGCATGAGCTGCATCTGGCGCTCATTCGCATCGCCATTGCCCAGACCGATATTGATGTTGACATCCATAGTCGCGTCCCATCCGCGTGGATCAATCTGCACAAACTTATTGCGCAAGCGAATCATGCGGGGTTTGTCTTGGTGAGTGGTAACCAAAAACAAAATTGTCTTAAACAGTTCCTTCATGCCTTCTGCCATAAGACGCGCAGTCAACTCGATGCGTCCTTGGCTGGCGCTTACTGTGGCAGCCACGGCAGCCTTAGTTGAAGACTGCAACGCATCTGGGTTGAGACCCATAGATGCCTTGGACATTCCTGTGCGACCTTCCTTGATCTCGTCCAAGTAGGAAAGCACAGGGAAAGCAGCTTGACCGACGAATGGGGTAACCAACGGCTGCACCATGTTCGGAGCACGCGCACGAATGATTGCGCCAGTCTCGTTGTTCAAGGCATCGTCAATGTTGACCTGACCCTCAACGATCACGGTGCGGGGATGGATCGACTGCGCCAGAGAGTCGAGCGTATTGCGCATGACTTCTGACTTGATCTCCTGCAAGTCTCTAGTAATGTCGAATATCGACATAGCCTCAAGTGGTGAGGTGTGGGGTTCTGGATCGCAAGGAAACTCAACAAATGGGATGTATGACGCTGGCAGGTTTCTAACCATCTTGTAGCCAGACCCCATAAAGCACATCTTCCTCAACTCAGGGATACCGTCGCCATCAAAGTCAACCTTGGCGTATCCCTCGATGTACAAAACTCTTTGCATCATCGGGTTCGCGCTCTCATTTAAGAACTGAGAGTTACTGAGTGGCTGGCGTGCAAGAGCCTCTTCGTTGTCGTACAAGTCGGACGATCCAACATAGTCCATCACCTCGTCTTCGTCGTAGCCCATGCCAATCAACTCAGCCACAGTCGCCATCTTGCGGTGACCGATAAAAGGTGCGTCCTTGAAGGACATCGCTTGACGAGACAGGAGCAACTCTTCTGGGGGAAGGGATGCCACATGGATACGCTTGTCAACGATCTTTCTCTTGACCTGCACATCGTGCATCATCGCTGGGGGCATCGGCATTCCAGTCATTGGATCGATCTGCATCGCGCCTTGCATGGATTCGTCTGGGTAACTTGCAACGATCTGCACATCTGCGTCGCCCTCTTGCATAAGAATCTGCAAGGTCTGGTCATCTAGCCCCGAATATTCCTCAATTCGCACCGACTCCGAGTCCTCAATGTAGACCTTGACAATGCCACACTTCCTGACCAAAGCGTCTTTAAATGTGGCGTATGTCACCATAAAACCGTTGTTGTCGTTGTTGAAAACATAGTTGCAGTAGTCGGTAGCTTGCTGTGCGCTTTGCACATCCTCTGGACCACGCGGGACAAACTCGACCGTGTTCTCGCTGCTAAAAAACACCTTCATCAAAGACGGCAGCATGGCAGACACGGTGTCCCTGACCTCCATCGCCACGACTTGCGAGCGACCCTCTTCCTCGTTACCGAATGGATCGCCACGGTAATACTCAGTACCGCGAGCGCGGATAGGGGACAGATCGGAGTCGATGTAGCTCACAGCGTCTGTGATCTCTTGACCCATCATTGCCTCCAAGTCTGTGTCATTCATAGGTGTAAGCGTCGGGTCAACCTGTGACGCAATGTCGGTGCTCAATCCCAGCTCGTTGGTAATGTTCATTTTTTGCCCTTTTGCAATACGACATACATGGAGTCCACAGCTCGCGGAGTCCTTAACAGTTCTTCTTGCGTCAATTTTAGGTCTTGTGCGACTGGATTGAACCTAAATTCCAAGTGAGTCACATAAAACCTGTCTTCCCACCCAAGATGCCAATGCCAGTCGGTGTAGTAATGCCACGAATGCTCGTTGAATGCACGCACATGAGTCGGGTCTTGCCACGCGCCATAACTCAAGTCATAAGGCACATGGATGCGCATCTCGCCACCAGTTTTCAATAACTTCTTACAGCTCGTCATTGCACCGACCAGATCAGGCAGGTGCTCAAGTACATCATTCGCCAGTATTGCGTCAAACATCTCTGGCTGCACCTCGAAGTCACCGAGCCTTGTGGAGATGGTGTCGCCCCAAGGCACATTGCAGATGTCGAGTAACCAGTCGTGCTTGACGCGCAGTTGAATGTCTGCGTTGATGCAGTCGTCTCGAAAGTCCTTGCCAGAGCCTAGATTAAGAACCAAAGAAGTGCTTGACATACTGAGGACGGTGCTCCTTGACCCAAGGCACAGACGCTGCAACTAATTGCTTTGAGTCGTCGCCCGTTGTCTGGCTGCCGACATGATGTACATAGGCGCTGGAGACAAAGTGCTGGTAGCCCTGATTGTTGAGGTCTGCGCAGCTCACATCGTCTGAGAACCAATTAAGTGGGGGAAATCTGCCGTGATGCCATGCGTCACGACTTATGTACGCAAAGATGGGTGCAATGTTGTTGGCGTGACGAATGAACTGCTCAGACTTGAATCTGCACATCTCTAGGTGATCGCCATCGGGGTTGTAGCGAATGTTCTGCGCAGGTCTCACATAGTCACTTCTTGCACCCACCCAGCCGACATTGACCTCCAGCTCGCGGATCACTTCCACATCTTCCAAGAGTCGCTGGTAAGAGTTTGGTGTCAGGACTACATCGTCATTGCAGACGATGCACGCCTGTGCGTACTTCAAAGCGTCGTCGATGATCTCGTTGTAGTCTTCGCCAAAGTTACGGGGTTCGCCAAAGATAAGCCTTGCGTTCTTGTACCCAGAGACGACTCTCTCTGTGCCACGCAAGTAAACAAATGCCTCTGGTGCGTATTGCTTGATTGACTCAAGCAGAACTGGCAACCCCTTGCCGTTGACCGTCGATATGCAGATCGGGATCACTTGGCTTTGTTTCTCGCTGTGATCGCTTTTGCCTTCGCCTTGGCATCTGCCTTACTGGACGCACCCCAAGCGTTGAGACTCAAGAGA